ACAAGAACGACACTGGTATAACTAATCAAAACAAAACAAAGCAAAACAAAACAAACCCAAAGCAAAGTAAATATAATAATTTAAAAACAAAAACAAAAGGCGGCGACGGTACTCTTATCAAAGATGAACAGGAATCCAAAGAGAATTTTGATTTTGAAAAATCTCTCTCTAATAAAACTTTGATTTTGGGATTGAAAATACAAGAGCTTATTGAAAAGCATTTTTGCCCATTCACCGAAAGCGAGCAAACAACCTTCAAACGCCTGTCTGATTTTCTGGCACAGGCCGAAACGCCCATTGATCAAGTCAAGACAGTTATAGCAAAATCCAAATCAGGCAATAAAACCCAAAGCATTATTTGTGAATCTTTGCAAAAAAGAATTTGGTTATTCAGCAATAGGAAAAGTCTTATGAGTTTTGGATCCTGCCAGCGGGTTGTCAAGGTTGTGAACTGTAAAAAGGTTCGGGCCGCAATCAACGGCAAACAATATATGTTCGATTCGACGTTTGAATTTTTGTGGGCCTGTTACCAGGAATTGCTTCATCGACAGGGGCACAACAAAGCATGGCAGCATCATCCGGCAAAATTTAATTTCCGGCCATTTGGATACCAAAACAAGCCCTATGAATATACGCCAGATTTTCTGGTTACCGAAAATGATGACAATGCGATTTTTCACGAATGCAAAGGGTATCTTGAAACATACGACATTTCGCGGATTGCCCGGTGCAGGAAACATTTTGACGTTACGTTCGATCTTGTAATGCAACGAATGCCGAAACGCAGAGGAAAGGGTTCAGAGCTTTTGGCGAAGATTGAGCCGAAGGTCCGGCGGATTATTGATGGTGGGATGATATTAAGAAAGACCGGCAATGTCGCCGCTTTGGTTGGCGCGGAGATTTTATGAAAAACAATAACGCGACGCACTCATATCTCTATAAGCCGGGAGCGGTTTTGTCCATGACCGCTTCCGGCGTCCCTGAAAATAAAATGCAGGAATTTAACCTATGAGTGAACGTTGTTTAAGTTTGTTCTGGAATTGACAACTGAATAATGCGGCGGCGGCGGTAAGGACCGTGGGAAAAGAGAGTAGTCGCTACAATCTGATTACCTTAATGCCATTCGGAGGCGCAGGAGAAACGGGAAGACAATGGACGACACTCCTGCCCGCCGCACCTTTTTGAAAGGAGACTGAACAATGAGCGATATGCACAAGAACGACACTGGTATAACTTGTCGACGAGAGATTTATATTCGGCTGGCTTGTTTAACCTTAAACGATATGCCCATTATTACTAAACGAGAAAGGAAAAAAGTTGCGAATTGGTTACGCAAGCAAGCGGATAAAATTGAATCAGAGGGACAGAATTATGCAAAACAGTTTGTGGCAAGGTATTTTATTTAAGAGACAGGAGAATGAAAAATGATAATCAAAAAGTTTGTAACATTCGAAAACGAAATTGAAATAGATTTATCCGCAGACGATTTACGGGGTTTCTTAGAGGATATTAACGGGGACGATAAAGAAAATAAGTATATCGTTGGCCGGGAAATAAGCAAGGCGGTAATGCTTTTACAAAATGTACCCGAAAAATTCCGTTCAAATTGGAAAGATATAGTTATTGATAACCTCAACAAAGCATTGAAATTTTGGCAAGGAGACTGAAAAATGAGTAAAAGAAATTGCCGTAACTGCGGAAACCTGAATTTATGTAGTCTTGCAAAAAAAACCTACGAATTAGATGGTATGTTGACGTTGGTTACTACTGAATACAATGAGGAAGCTTTTGATAAAGCCCCAAATTTGATTGTGGATTTATTGTCAGACCTGCTGCCGGAACAATGCAACCGGTACATCCCCAAGAAGCCGGAACGACCGCCATTAACCGCTAAACGGGCACGGCTGTTTAAGGCCGTGCGTGATTATCAGGAAAAAAATGGGTTTATACCCACGGTGAGAATTTTGGCAAAGAGATTGAAAGTATCTCCTGCCACAATTCAAGAACATATCAATCGTTTGCGAGCCGATGGGTATATCCAAGAACATCGGATAGGCGTTATTGTTTAGAAAGGAGACTGAACAATGAAGCGGATATTAAATTTTATCAAAAAGTACGGCGCTTGCAAAGAAGGATATAAGTATTCATTGAGTTTCGATAATCCATCGGACTGGTGGGATAGTTTCACACGAGGCGACTGGATGTTGTGGGTGATTGGCCATGCGGTAGACAATCAAAAGAGCGACGAATCCCACAAGAAGTTGGTTCTTTGTACATGTGCCTGCGCCCGACTGTCTCTGGTTTATGTACCGAAAGGCGAGCTTCGGCCTCTCAAGGCGATTGAGACAGCGGAGGCGTGGGCACGACAAGAGGGAGTGTCTATCAATGATGTTAAATCTGCCGCCTATGCCGCCGCCGATGCCGCCTATGTTGCCGCCGATGCCGCCGCCGATGCCGCCTATGTTGCCGCCGATGCCGCCGCCGATGCCGCCTATGCCGCCGATGCCGCCTATGCCGCCTATGCCGCCTCTGCCGCCTCTGCCGCCTCTGCTGCCGCCGCCTATGCCGCCAAAAAAGAAACACAGCAGAAAACTGCTGATATTGTGCGTGAGTTTTTTACCATAGAAGATGTTTTGATGCTGATAAAGGAGACTGAACAATGACTTGGCTATGGCACTTAATCCCCTTTTTCGTTGGCGCCGGTTTTGGCTGGTTTGCCTGTGCCTTGTGCGTGATGGCGAGTGAACCCAGAGAGGAACCGCGCCTGACTATAACATACGACGCAGCGGGGAACAAGATATGCGAGTGGGAAGACACAGAGAGTGAATGACAGCACGCTATTGCAGAGTCTGTAATAAACTAAAACGATTAACCGAGTTTCGATTAAGGATTAGAAATGGCCGGATTTATATTGCGTATCAGTGCAAGATGTGCGTTGCCCAAAAACGGCACAAGCACTATCGGAAGCTTCACCCGAAAAAATACGACCGGTTTTATCTGCATAAAAAGATACTGAAAGAAATCAGAAAATCGAAATTAAACACATAAAAAATGACCCTGTTAGGTTTAAGGTACTACCGGCTCCGTTTTTTCTAATGGGGTCGCTCGGCCCGCGCATTTACCAGAGTGTTAGTTTGTTATAAGATATAAAATGTCTGGATATGGATTTAAGGACCAATACAATCCTGAAAGCAAGCACCAAAGACCGCCCGCCAGCCCCGCTGTTTGTGCAGAAGACGGAAAAGCAGGTGATGATCGACGCCCTGAAAGTATCGCACGCCGCCCGGCAGCTGGAGCGGCTGCCGGAACCGGGCGAGGTTTACCACGTCATCATGAACGGCAACTATGACGGCTTTGATATCGTCAACGGCATTTTACGTTTGCACCATCCGGCGGTCATTGAGCGGCTGGATATCTGCACCCTGGGCTTCAACAAGCGGAACACCGCCGAACTGATCGGGCTGATGGACAGCGGCCAGATCAAAAAGCTGACGTTTGTGTGCTCTGTTTACTTTAAGGCCCATGAGCCGGAGACCTTCAACCTGCTATTGGCCCAGCTTAAAGACCGCCACTTCCCGATGATCGCCACGCGGAGCCACTGCAAGATTTTGCTGTTTGAGATGAGCAGCGGCCAATTTTATGCCGTCGAGTCATCGGCCAACCTGCGGAGCTGCAAGATGCTGGAGCAGTTTACGCTGACCCACAGCCGGGCGGTGGTCGAGTTTCACCGGGGCTGGCTGACGGACCTGATCGAGAAAAACGAGTTTGCCCATGAGGGTGAAAAATGCCTGCGGAAAAGCCGGACAAAATAACCGCCCTGGCCAAGCATACCATCGACGCCCAGGTGCAGCAGGTCGTTACCTGGATCATCGATGGGCACTCACGGTACGATGTGGTCGAGGCGATTGAAAATAAGATAACCAAAAACGCCAAAGAAAAGCGGCTGCTGATGGACAAGGTGCTGGAGTATTTTACCAACAGCAGCCAGGCGGACCCGGCCGTGATCCGGGGCTGGGCCATTGAGAGCTTGCGGGAACTCTACCGGCGGATGGTGGAGACCGGGGATTTTGCCGGGGCCCGGCAGGTGGTCAAGGATATTTGTGCCATGCAGAAAGCGAGGCAATAAAGAGTATGACTTATCAAGATTTTATTTTAAGTGTGTTTTGGAAAGTACAAAGATGGGCGGCGATAAAACAAGCAAAAGAAAATTGCCAGATTTGCGGAGGGGTCGATTCTTTGGAGGCGCATCATATTCGATATCCTAAAAAATTGGGGATAGGCGCTCCAAGAACGTGTTATTATCTTCTTTCACAAGGGAAAATGATATTAGGCTGCATAGATATAGAACTTGATATGAACCCTCAATGTTTTCCAAGCGATGAGAATGTGCCAGTTTTGGCGGTATTGTGTAAAAATTGTCATTTAATGGAACATCGTAATATTGATTTAGCAAAAGGCAAATATTTAGCATGGGCTTTAACTTTTCCAAGTTTCGTCAAAGAACATCAATATGTGTGTCCTGTGCATAACTTTTAATTGATCTTTACAAAAGGCAAAAAGGACGGATCCCATAAGAAGCAGGCCACGCTGTTCAAGGATGATCTGCTGGAGCAGGCCGAGAGCGGAGCCAACCGCAAGTATCAGCGGGAGCTGATGCGGCAGCGGCGGGCTGAGGCGCGGGATGTGCCGATTGACAAGTCGCGCCAGTCGATGATCCGCCGGAACCGCTGCAAGAACGATCCCGAGCGGTTTTGCCAGGTGTATTTCAAGGACATTTTCTACAACCCTTTTACCGATGACCAGCGGGCGATTATCGAGGCGATCCAGCAGCGGATCCGCTTTGGTGGCTACCGGGCGATCGCCGCCGAGCGCGGCGGCGGAAAATCCAGCATTACCAAGATCATCGCCGGGATCTGGGCGGTGGTGTACGGGTATCTGGATTGGATCATGCTGATCAACGCCAACGCGGCGGCGGCGGAGGATACGCTTAAGGACATAAAAGACTTTTATACCTTTAATGACCTGCTCCGGGATGATTTCCCGGAGGTCTGCGATCCGATCCGGGCGTTGGACGGGGCCAGCCAGCGGGCCAGCTTTCAAACCTCCGGCGGTCAGAGGACGCGGCTTAAATGGGGGGCCAGCGAGATCGTCATGCCGAGGGTCAAAGGGTCCGGCTGCAGCGGGGCGATCATCACGGCCATCGGCATCGACGGGGCGATCCGCGGCAAGGTCAAAGGGGCCAAGCGGCCACGGCTGGTGATTATGGACGATATCGAAACAGGCGAGACGGCCGCCAGCTATACCCAGACCAGCCGGCGCCGGGATACCATCGGCAAGGATATTACCGGACTGGCCGGACCGGGGCGGCAGATGGCCATCGTCATGCTGTGCACCGTGATCAATCGCAAATGCCTGGCGTGGGAGTTTACCGACAGCAAGCAGCAGCCCGCCTGGAACGGGATACGGCAGCGGTGGATCAAACACTGGCCGAAAAACCCCGAACTGTGGGACCAGTACATCGACAAGCGCAAGGCCGGCCAGCAGGCGGGTGATCCGTTTGCCCGGGAGGCGGTGGCGTTTTATCTGTCAAACCGCCCGGCGATGGATGAAGGAGTCAGCGTGTCCAACGTGCACCGCTTTGACAAAAAGACCCTGCCGGACGGCTCCGCGCTGGAGATCAGCAGTATTCAGGCGGCGTATAACATCATTTCGGACAAAGGGCTGGATTACTTCAGCTGTGAGTATCAGAACGAACCGCCGGAAGACCAGAACCTGGGCGGCAGCGGGATAACGGAACTGGCGATCAAAAACAAGGCCATCGGCCTGGAAAAAGGGCTGGTACCGCGCTGGGCGGAGTACCTGACCGCCGGTATCGATATTGGCGGGCGGGCGATGCACTGGGTGGTCGTCGCCTGGCGGGCGGGGATGATCGGGCACATCGTCGATTACGGCGTCAATGAGGTGCACAGCCCATTGACCGGGCGGCTGACGGCCGAAGAAAACAAGCAGGCCCTGGAGGCGGCGATCAATACGGCCCTGCTGGAGTTTAGGGACGCCGAACAGCAGGCGGGCTACCCGGTGGAAATGTCGGACAAGTCAAAACCGCTGGATCTGGTGCTGGTGGACAGCGGATGGCAGGAGGACCCTGTATTTGATTTCTGCCGGATCACCAATAAAAAATACCGGCCGTGCAAGGGATTCGGAACCAGCCACAAGCTGGCCTATCGCTCACCCAAAGGACAGGGTAAGGATCGGATTGTCGGCTTTAACTGGTGCGGCTACTGGCAAGACAAGGCCCGGCTGCTGCTGTACCATGTCAACAGCGATTTCTGGAAGTTAGCCGTGCAGAACGCCTTTTTAATTGATCCGGGAAAGCCGGGCAGCTTAACGCTCTGGGGGCAATCCAGCAGCCACACGCATTTTTCACAGCATTTAACCGCCGAGAGCTGGCAGCGGGAGTTTACCGTGGGAAAAGGCGTTAAAGAATACTTTAAGGTGGAACGAACCCAGAACCACTGGCTGGACGCGGCCCATTACGCGGCGGCGGCGGCGGCCGTGCTGGGGCTTAAAGTCGTCAATGATGCGGCCAACCAGCCCCGGCGGATCAGTCTGGCCAGGCTCCAGGAGGAAAGGAAGGCAAAACAGGGATGAATGACAAGGCTGTTTTTGAAGCGATGGAAAAAGGGATACGCTGCCCGGCCTGCGGCTGCCGGGACCTGCACGTGGTCAATACCATTGTGCAGTTGGGGCGGATCATCCGATACCGCCAGTGCCGCCATTGCGGAAAACGGATCAGAACCAAAGAAAGGATAGATTATGCTCAAAATTATGTCGAAAAAGGAATTTCAGCTTTTGATCAAGGAAGCGGAACTGCGGGGCCGCAAAGCCGGCCAGCGGGAGACGGAGGCGATGCTCAAGGCGGCGATCCACCAAAACGCCGAACTCACACTAAAACTCCAACACGTGGAAAAAATGCAGGTAATAAAAAAAAGGTTTAAGACGTTTCTCAATTAAAAAAATGCTACTAATAGCAATCAATTTCTCATCATAAGAGAATATAATTGACTCTTTTCATAGTATAAGAAGAATTTATACTGTGAGCAATGCAACGATCATCGCGGCGATTGACGCAGCCATCGAGAGCTGGGCGGGCAAGCCCGTCAGTATGTCGGTCAATGGCCGGACCGTAACGTACCGGTCGCTATCGGAACTGATGGAGGCCCGCAAGTATTATGCCAGCCTGGACGCATCGGCTGGCGATATTCGGGATTCATTCAAAATTGCCCAATTTAAAAGCGGGGGGACGGTATGAAAAACGCCTTAGTCCGATTGTGGCCGTTTAACCGCCCGCCAGAAAAAGTATCCCTCATCAAGCGATCCTACGATATCGCCAAGACCAGCCGCCACTACGACAACCATTTTCTCTACGCCGACGGATCCGACGCCGACACGCTGATCAGCGAGAGCTTAGAGACCGCACGCAACCGCTGCCGGTACGAAGTCCGTAATAATACCTATGCCGAGGGGATCGTAGAAACGCTGGCCAACGATGTCATCGGCACCGGGCCCCGACTGCAGATTAAGACGGAGGATGCGGAATTTAACCGCCAGGCAGAAAAACGATGGCTGGAATACTGCCAAAGCTGCGATATGTCCGGGCGGATGGAACTGGCGGACCTCTTGAAGCTGGATATCCGGCAGCTGTGCGAAAGCGGCGAGAGCTTTACGGTGTTGGGCATCGATCCCGAAGCGGACCGGCTCACCCCGGGCGTTAAGCTGCTGGCCATTGAAAGCGATCGGATCAATTCGCCGCTGGGGACGATGTATTCCGATGCCATCCGGCAGGGGATCGAGGTCAATCAATACGGCAAGCCGCTGCGTTATTACGTACAAAAGACCCACCCGGGCAGCCAGCAGACGTTTATGGGCTCCGGGCTTAATGAATACGATACGATCACGGCGGACCTGATGATCCACCTGGCCCGGATCACGCGGCCGGGTCAGACGCGGGCGATGCCGTGGATCCAGCCGGCTATACCGCTGTTTGCCCAGCTTAGGCGGTACACGCTGGCCGTCATTACCGGGGCGGAAAAGGCGGCCGATTTTTCAGCCGTCATGAAATCCGACGGCAGCCTGGGCAGCACCGACGACGTGGAAAGCCTGGAGACCATCGAGATTGAGCGCGGCTCGATGATGACGTTGCCGAGGGGCTGGGAAATCCAGCAGTTTAAGGCCGAGCAGCCGACGGCTACCTACGAGAGTTTCAAGCACGAAATCCTCAATGAGATCGCCCGCTGTGTCAATATGCCGTACAACGTCGCGGCCGGCAACAGCTCGATGTACAACTACGCCAGCGGACGGCTGGACTGGCAGGTATATTACCGGTTCATTTCAACGGTCCAAAACTGGATCGGGCGGATGAAGCTCAATCGGATACTGTCCGCCTGGCTGCAGGAGGCGGTTTTAATCCGGGGGTATTTGCCGCCGGTGCCGTCAGACCTGCAGATCACCCAAAATACCGTAGCCTGGTACTGGCCGGGGACCGAGCACGTGGATCCGGTAAAAGAGGCCCAGGCCGAGAAAATCCGCTTAGAAAGCGGGACGCTTACCTATGCCGCCGCCTATGCACGCCAGGGCAAGGACTGGGAACTGGAATTAGAGCAGAAGGCCCGGGAACAGGCAAAAATCGAAGAACTGGGGCTTAAAATCGGAGCCCCGCCAAAGGAACCTATAAAAAATGAAGACGCCCAAGACAAAGAAGACCCGGACGACAAAGAAGAACCCGACCGAGGGGCAGCGGTCAGGCTCCGAAGAAACGCTCACACTGCGTAACTTTTCTTTGCGGACGGAAAGCATCAACGAGGCCGATCGCTCCGTTGAGGCGACGATTGCCAGCGAGCAGCCGGTATTCGTGATGGACATGTCCCGCTGGGAGCCGATTCAGGAAGTTTTACTGATGTCGGGGGCCAAGCTGCCGCCCGCCCGTCAGGTGCCGCTGCTGGATTCACACGACCGATCCAGCGTTAAAACGGTTTTAGGAAGCTGCCGCGACCTGCGGATCGAGGGGGATGTTTTAGTGGGGCGCAATGTCTTTTCAAAGAAAGCGGCCAGCGAGGACGCCTGGCAGCTCATCCGCGAAGGGCACTTGAAAGATAACTCGATTGGCTACCGGGTGTTGTCGTTTGAACAGATCCCGGCCGGACAGACAGCCATGATCAAGGGCCGCCAGTACCTGGCCGACAAGCGGTACCCGCTGCGGGTTACCACGGCCTGGGAAGTCCGGGAAAACAGCGTATGTGCGATTGGTGCGGATCAACTGGCGAAAGTCAGAGCCGAAGCCGAGCCAGATAAGAATAAAATCAACTTTTACAAGGAGTACCGAACAATGAAGTTTACAGAATGGTTGCAAAAACGGGGCCTGGCTTTGGAGAGTTTATCCGAGGCCCAGGCCGAGGCCCTCCGGGCGGACTTTGACGCTGAAATGCAGCGGAAGGCCGCCGAGGACGCCAAAAAGAACGCCGGCCAGAATGATCAGGTGCTGATCGAGAAAGGGCGCCAGGCCGAGCTGGACCGTCAGGCCCAGATCAAAAAACTGGCCGGGGATCAGATTTCGCCGGAGCTGGTGGATCGGGCGATCAAGGAAAACTGGACCCTTGATGCCACCAAAGACAAATTCCTGGATCACCTGCGATCCAGCATGGCAATGGGAACGGGCAGCCCGGGCGTGATTGTCCGCAACAAGGAGATCAACAGCAAAGCCCTGGAAGTGTCGATGCTGCTGCGCAACGGGATCGTCAAAGACCCGATCAAAGAGTGCAAGGTGGACGAGCAGACCGCCGATCTGGGCGATAAGCTGCGGGATATGCCGCTGTACGACCTGTGCAGGGAAGCCATCCGGCTGGACGGCCAGACGATCCCGATGGGCCGTGAGCAGATGATCACGCGGGCCTTTTCGACCGTTTCGCTGCCACAGATATTGGGCGCGGTCGCCAACAAGGCGTTACTCAAAGGCTATACCGCCGTGGTCAAGACCTGGGAGAGCTGGTGCAGCATCGGATCGGTCAGCGATTTTAAAACCAATACACGCGTGCGACTGACCGACGTGGGATCCCTGGTTGAGGTCGCCAGCGGGGGCGAGGTCGCGCACGGGTCAGCATCGGAAGAATACGAACAGTTTGCGATTACCACCTATGCCAAGCAGTTTGCGATCACCCGCACCAACATCATCAACGACGACGCCGGGGCCTTTACCCGGGTTCCACAGATGATGGGAATCAAGGCGGCCCAGAAGGTGGACAGCCTGGTTTATACGCACCTGCTGGCCAATGGCAATATGGCCGACGGGGCGGCGTTGTTTGTGTCCGGCCATGCCAACCTCAATACCTCCTGTGCCCTGTCTTTTGACAATCTGGGCACCGCGCTGGCGGCGTTCAGGAACCAGAAAGACGCCGACGGTGAGCCGATCGATATCGAACCCCGCTATCTGATCGTGCCGCCCAGCCTGGAAAAAACCGCCCGCGGCCTGGTGGAAAGCGATACGCTGGCCTTTGCAATCGGCAACGATGCGGATCAAAACACCGCCATCGAGTACCGGATACCCAACAAGAATATCTGGCGGGGGATGCTGCAGGTGGTGGTCGAGCCGAGGCTGGAAAATTCGCTTTACACCGGCTACTCGACGACAACCTGGTATTTGGCCGCCGATCCGGCGACCTGCGATACCATCGAGGTAGCATTTCTCAATGGCAAGAGCACGCCGACCGTCGAGCGGTTCAACACGAGCCCCGATACGCTGGGGATCATTTACCGCGTCTTTATCGACGCGGGCGTCAAGGCCCTGGATTTCCGCGGCCTGCAGAAAAACACGGCGTAGGATAAGTGCAAACGGGGCCGGCGGATCCGTGCGTGAGTCCGGGAAAATTCGCCGGCCCGGCTTTAATAAAAATCAACAACCTTTACAGGAGTATCAATCATGACCTTAGAAGCAAAGTATTATAAAAACGGCGATGTTATGGAACATACGCCCAGCTCCGCTTTGACCGGCGGACAGGTGATTCAACTAAATTCCGGGATCGTTGCGGTGCCGCTGTCCGGGATCGCCGCCGATGCCGCCGGAACGGTACAGGTTTCGGGCATTATGGCAATCCGCAATACCGCCGTGGCCGGCGGGGTTGGGATGCCGGTGTGGTGGGATGAGAACGGGACCGCCGTGGACACCTCCACCGGTGCCTGCACTGTGGATGGATCAGCCGGGGATTTCTATATCGGCTATCTGGTAAAAGATTTGGCGGCAACGGACAAAGTGGCGTATGTCATGCTTAACGCCGAAAACCCGTTTGGTCCGGCCTGTGCCGGAAAGACCGTCAGCAAAAAGACGGCCGACTATACGGTGCTGGGAACGGACAACGGCACGATCATTTTGGTAGATGGGTCCGCCGAGGGCGACGATACGATCATCTTGACGATGACCGCCGTGGCGACCCTGGGCGACGGCTTTGAGGTTACCATCATGAACGCGGCCGGAGCCGGGGCGAGTATCTGCATCGTTGAAGTGGACAATGCGGATAAATTCCTCAACCCGGTGGCTCTCGACGACGGCGACGTGTATGAAAATACGCTGCTTACCAGTAATCGCGGCGATTTCGTGACAATCCGCAGCAGTGCCGCCGGCTGGTATGTCATGAAGCAGCGCGGCACCTGGGCGGACGGCGGGGCGTCCTAAAAAAAACAGTGTTTTCTAAAACCCCTCTTATGCCGGGCCGGACGTACAGGCCGGCCCGGTTTTTGACAACCCAGATAATCGGTGAAAGCTGCGATGACGACACAAAACCAGACTGTAGAAATCAAAGAGAGCGGCGGCACGATCAAGATACCGCTGGAGGATTGGGCAGAAAATCTCATTGATCGGGCCCTTGAAAAGCATGTCAATAAATGCCCTTTTTTTGCGTTTCGGGAGGGGCACGAGAAATTTTCCTCCGCCCTGGACAAGCGGATTGGGATACTGGAGCTGCAGATCCGTCTGATGCACTGGCTGATCGGTCCGATTTACCTGATCGGCATAGGGTGGTTTTTAAACCGGATATTTGAGCTGATCTGATGGAACCCAAGCCGGCGACAAACAGATACGGATTAAGCCGCAAGACCAACGTGGCCCTGGCGGCCATCGCCGGGATCACAACCGCCAACCAGTCATGGGAGGCGATTATGGCGATCACGTTAATCGGCTGCTATGCGATCACCCTGCAGTTTATCATTGACCGGGAGCAGCCGGAAGAAAGGATACTATGAGTAAGACTTTTTTCATCACCCTCCTCCGGAGCCGGGCGGTTTTACTGGCCGCCTGGCTTTTGCTGGCGGGGATAGGTTACAGTGGAACCTATAGTGGCGGGGCCGGAACGTCAGTTGACCCCTATCAGATTGCCAATATCGCCGACTGGGAGGAATTGGGCAATACGGCAGGCGACCAAGACGGAGAGTGTTTTATCGTTACAGCGGACATTGATTTTACATCGGGGGCAGGCGGTGATGGGACGGCGGATGCTGTCGATGCGATTGCCGGAACATTTGACGGGGATGGTCATGTGTTTCAAAATTTCGCTTGCGAAACGGGGGCGAATACTTGTGCGTTGTTCGGAACGGTCGCCTCCGGTGGTCTGGTGAAGGACTTAATCATCCTCAATGGGACGGCGGCGGGTAATCAGGTAAGTGAAGCAAACACCTATACGGGCATTATCGCCGGGCAGATTGCTTCCGGCGGTCAGGTGGATAACTGTGATTTATACCATTGCACGATTACGCATTTATCGGATGTTAATACAACGGGCGCGCCGGTTGAATATCATCTGGTGGGAATGGTTTCCGGCGCCAATCACGGAAACGTGACAAACTGCAATGTTTTCGGGGGTTCGATTTCGGCGTCAAATACATCAGATACCTACCCCTTGCGGATTGGTGGGATTGTCGGTTATCAGACCTACACAGGAGGTGTGCAGGGGAAGACTGAGGATTGTTATTCGTCGGCAACGCTCTCTGACCTGTCCGGTTCGGCAACCGTTAAATCCGTTGAATTAGGAGGAATCTGCGGTGGAACAAGCACCTCAGCTACGCTTGAACTGATTAACCGCTGTGTTTTTGAAGGTACAATTGATTATACAAGTTCATACCACGGGAAATGGGGCGGGATTGTTGGCTCTGTATCGGGTTATTTAACCAACTGTTCGGCAAGAGGGAGTATGACACTTGATGCGGGAAGTGATAATGATGCGATTATGGCGGGGGGCATTGCCGGTTACACTTACGCAGCATCTATTTCGCAATGTTCGGCCGATATGATAATTACCATTACGGACAATGCTAAAAACTGTGATGTAGGCGGGGCCATTGGGCAAAATACAACCTCCTCCAGTATCACGGACTGCTTTGTAACGGGCGCTATATATGACACAGCCGCTACGCCGACGGGGTTTCGGTATGAAGGCGGGTTTATGGGATGGTCGGGGGCCACCTCGACAGTAACTCGATGTATTGCTGCTCTCTGGTCGGTTACGGATTCAGCATTTTGTGAGAGTTCGACTTCAACGACCTATACGTCTTGTTTTTGGGATAGTACGATTTCAGGGGTTGCATCAGATTCTTTAACTGGTACAACGCCGAAGACAACGGCGGAGCTACAGGCATTAGGGATCGTATCGGGATGGACCAACTGGAAACAGTCATCGGGTTATTATCCGATTTTAGATTGGCAGACTTATCAAACGAGCAGTTTAGAGTCTTCCTTTGGCACAGGCGGCGGGTCGGGCGGTATGTTCAAGAGCGGACTTTACGGGAACTAAAATCATAGGAGATATACAAATGAAGACTTACAAGCGGTTAGGATTTGCGGTAGTGAGTGTGGTGGTTATGGTGATGATTGTGCTTTTTTGTGCCTGGCTGGTGCTGCCGGTTAAGGCGGCCACGTCGCCCAGTTTTGCCTTTGCCATCGCAGACAACCCGGACATCGGATTTACCAGCATTACCAACGCCTATTTGATTATTACGGATATCCGAACCGGCGATATGTACGATTCCAGCGGGGCGGTTCAGACCACCTACGCGTCGGCAGCGATCACCTTTACAGCAGACGCCCAGAATACCGACTGGGCCCTGTGCACCATGCCGGGCCTGCCGACGGGCAAAGACTACGCTATCCTGATCTACGAGAACGCCACGCCGACGCTGGGCGATACCATTATGGCCGGGCCGCTGCTGTGGGATGAGAGCAACGGATTGACCTATACGGACGCCACGCCGACGGAAGGCGGCAGGGTAAAAACAACGAGGAACTAATGGGCGATTTTGAGACTGAACTTGTTGGCAGCGGGGCCTTGCTTTTGGCGGAGTTTGGCGAAAGCATCACCTATGATCCGGCGACCGGGGCGGATCGGGCGATCACGGCGATCGTGCACCGCCAGGGTCCCGACGAACTGACGGGGCTGCCCAGCGGCCGGGCCGAGCGGCTGGAGATCGAGGTGCGCAACGACGCTGCCAACGGGATCAGCTCCGCCGAGGTCAATACCGGGGGGGATTTTATCACCGTGGCCGCCCGGATCGGCGATACCGCCGCCAGCCGGCGGATCACCAAGATCATCAGCCAGGATACCGAGATGCTGCGGCTGGAGGTGCAATGAAACAGGTTGAGATCATCATCGATCAGCGCAAGCTGGACCGCATCGGAAAGATGCTGGCCCATGTGCCCCGGGCCCTGCCCAAAGTCGTCAGCCGCTCGATCAACAAGACCCTGGTCACCGCCCGGTCCGACGCGGCAAAGGCCATCGGCAAAATAATGACGGCCAAGCAGAAAGAGACCAAGAAAGCCACCACCACCGAAAAAGCGAGCAACCGCCGCTGGGTGGGCCGTCTGGAGATCGCCGGCAAGCGGATCAGTTTAGGCGGATTCATGGCCCGGGCGGTCAAGGGCGGGGTCAGCTATAAGATCGACCGCACCGGCGGCCGCAAGACGAT